CGTATGGATTGCCCAAATAGTAAATATGCCCATCATCACTTTTATAATGAAAATGACCAGACATAACAATATCAAACTTTTGAAAGTCTTTTTTATTATACCCATCATAACAGACTATTCCCTTCTGCATATTAAAACCAGTTAATTCCAGATGTGCCATTGCTATCTGTGCTGAAGTTTCTTCCACATGTTTCATAGATTCTTCCAGATTATCCTGACACAGCCATGGCAACATACAAATCTCAACTCCATCAAAATCTATTGTCATTGCCTTATCGTAAACAGTTATATCTGGAACTCCAGCAAATAATTCATTTATTGAATTAATCTGATTGGTATTCTTGTAATAGGTATCATGATTCCCCACAATAAAATGAGTTTTAACACCATCGTTAGCTAACCTTTCGATAAACTCCTTTCTAACACTGTTTAGTGTTAGGTAACTTATATTCTTTCTCTTGTCAACTAAATCACCCAAATGTATAACAGTATCGATTTGAGAATCCCACAAATAAGGAAAGAAAACACAATCCAAAAACTTAACAAAATATTTCTGTAGAGCAGTATTGTCGTTCCTTGCACCAAAATGCGTATCAGCAATCAAAGCAATTTTCATAATCCCAACTTCAACCCATTTGCTATATCATTTTCCCACTTCCAACCTTCACTTTGGAGTTTTTCAGATGACAATACATTATTAATGCACTCACCATCACGTAAATCTTCATATACCAAATATTTATTAAGTAATTCATGAATTTGCTGGCCATATTCAATATTAACACACACAAATTCCTCCCACAACTGATTGAGAGTCATAGAAACTCCAGTAGACACATTATATATTCCTTGCAGATCGTTTTTTAAGGAAAACCTATTTGCACTCACCACATCATTCACATGTATATAATCTCTTGTAGTATCGTCACCAGTACCATAAATTATGGGTTTGGTTCCGTATTCCCAACACTCATGAAAATATCTTAGAATACCTCGACAATTCTTACCATACACATTCGAATATCTCAATATACAGTAATTCGGGAAATTTAATAATTTTAAATATTGTTCACCAGACCATTTACTAAAACCATACGGACATATCGGATTTGTTGGATGATCTTCTCTCATCGGTAGTTTGGTCTGTTGCTCACCGTATGTACATCCACCAGATGATGAATAGATAATCTTCTCGACTCCCGATGTCTTAGCGGACTCTATTAAGTTTATAGTTCCTATAGTATTCGCTTGTGCATCATATTCTGGATTTTCAACCGAATACAAAACGTTGGCATGAGCTGCACAATGAAATATCACATCTGGACTTAATGCAGTTATTGTTTCTTCTACATCTTCACGTACTGTAAGATCGACAAAAACATGTGGTAAAGATGGTCTATCAGCACCAGCAGTCCATTTTCTCTCTGTGCAATAAACATCATTCCAACCATCTTCAACAAAAGAGTTGGCAAGATGATTCCCAATAAACCCATTTGAACCTGTAATCAATATTCTCATAATCACTCCATAAATTTTTCTAATGTAGTCACTTTACTACTGGACTTCTTTTCTCTCATCTTTTCTTCAAATACATCGATGACTTTATTATCTTTCATAAAGTCACTAACATTCATTATGTAATCCTTATTATCAATATCTTCCAATCCCATCCTATCCAACAAATTTGCTGTTAATTTGTGTTTAACATAATTATGCTTTTTCTCCTTTTCAATTCTGCGAACAAATGCATAATAAACTATCTGCGTGAAATACGAAAAGGGATTGTTCGATTTGGTTGGATCAAAATTCGAACAATACGTAATGCAATTTTCAATTGCATCTAATATCATCTCGTCCTTATATGTATAATTTATAAAATTTGGTCTATACGACAACCCAACAGCGATATCCCAAAAACATTTACCTATATATTCGGATACTCTTGGTTTTTCTTCTGAATTATTTTCAGCCGCAACAACAGATTCTCTATACTCTATCATTGAATCATAAAATTTTTTATTATCTATGTACGGAGTCTTTTTCATATCCCAACGAGAATTGCTTTATATCATACTTAAATTTTTCATCATTATAGATCTTCAACCGATCTTCTAAATGCCTATATGTGTAATTTTTGTAGTCACCTATGGTGAGATTATCTGCTACATCAAATAAATTAACTTTCTTCTTATTAAGACCCCTTCTCAATCCCCTACCAATACTCTGAAGATTTCGTATTCGACTCTTGCTTGGTGATGCAAACACTATGTTATGTAAATTCTTTATATTTATACCAGTAGAATACGTACCATATGATGCTACAATAACCAAATTGTTGACCTTCTCAGCAGTCTCTCTGATAACTTCTCTAACATCAGTATCTATTTTACCATGAACCAAAACCACTTTTCTACCTAACAAACTACTCCTGATAAGATCGTGTAGAATCTCACCATGTTTCTCCACCAGTTGATACAGTACCAATATATTTCCTTTAAGTGCCGAAACCATATCCACTATAAACTCATTCCGTTCAGTACTCGAAACAAGAAAATCGATTTCCCCTCTATAATCCATTCTAGAAACGTTTTCAGAGGATTCCATATCATGCCTTAAAACAATACAACGTATGTTTAAATTTGCAAGAACTTCCGTATCGATTAACTTCTGAGTAGTAGTTACTACATGTGCCAATCCAAACAACCCCTCTAGTACCATCTGATTCGTTTCTGTACCATCTAGAGTACCTGTAGTACCAATTCGATACTCTGCATTAACCAATTTAGTCATTATGGAAGTTAATGATTTTGCCTTAAACAAATGTGCCTCATCACCTATTATTGCACCAAAATTGGAAAAGAATTCTTTTTTCAACTTATATAAGGATTGCCATGTGGAAATAACAACATTCTTATGTGTTATAATCTCACGTCCTTGATATATCCTATGCACCAAATTATCCGAATCAAACCCATAATCAATAAAATCCTTATACAACTGCTCTACTAAATGTGTTGTTGGTACAACAATTAACACCTTCAATTCGTTCTGTAAAAAATATCTCAACAACAGATATATTATCAAAGATTTACCAGATGCAGTTGGTGAAACCAGTACACATCTTTTCTTCCCAACTGCATGTTTAAATGCATCGATCTGGTAATCTCTAGGCTGTAAAGACAAAGCTAAGTTCCCATAGAAATCTCCTATCTTTTCGACGTTGTTAACACTATATACATTAGTAGCAATATCTATGCCATATTGCCGTTTCTTACAAAATTTTATAAGATAAGGTAATAAACCTATGTATAGCAGTTTATCAGTCAACTTAAACAGTCGTATTTTACCATCCCAAACTTTCTTTCTGAATGTCGGCATATATTCATGACCAGGAACCTTAAACGTGAACACATCACAAATTTCTTGTAGAGTACTTCTATCACAATCAAGTCTCATATAAACTTGATCCACCTTAGTTACCTTTATCATGTCATACAACACCCTCTTGGAATTTTTTCCACTCAATGGCATTTTTAATATTCCACTGCCTTTTTTCTATGTTACTTAAAGTTTTCTCTAAAAAATCCACTCTCATTTTATAATACTCCAACTTTTCTGCCACCTTTGCTAATTTGGGATCTGCTTTTAGATATATCGGTACATCAGATCGTAATACTTTCGTATCAAAAGGTTCTTCCTTATAGACCTCATCTGTTGCTTTTCCATTATAATACTCCCACCTTTCTCTATAAAGAATATCATATTCTTTCTGTACTTTTGAACAGGCAAGACCACACATAGTCCAATATTTAAGATATTTCGAATACAGATATGGTGTACGTATAGATTCTCTCATCAGATCTGACTTATCAAGTTTCAAATCATGATCAGATTCATTCATTATCTTTTCCAAACTTTCAACCATCACAACTCCAAAATTTAAATTACATTGTCAATACGAAAATCACTGAACGTGAATGATACAGAACATGTAATAGCATCAATCGTATCAGAACTACTCATAAAACTAATAGCACCCAACGAGGTTGGAAACATATCAAAAAAATGAACTTCTTTATTTGCATTCATCGTATTGGTTAATATTGTCAATACACCATCAGTTGTTACATCCTGTTCAGGACTTGGATCTGATGACATCCTTCTATAATCGTCTGATGACTGTGAACTGCTTAATGCCCTCATCCATTTATATACTTCCAAATAATTGGATAAATCCTCGTCAACTACAAAATCCATATCAAACGTTCCTAATTCCAATTGATTCCCGGGAATTGGATAATCCCTTAAAGGATTAGCAACCGTCACTTCACCTAACGTTAAATCTGGTATATTGGCAGTTTGACACCAATAAGTTATTTCTGGTAGTTTAGCAATCTCAAATTTAAATGCAGTGGGTGACAATATATTATAATTACTTGGTAGCTTATCTAGTATTCCAGCCATCTTAAAGCCCCCTCACTCTATATAGAGCAATATCTGTGCCAATATTTATAAGCATAAAAAAAGGGGGTATATAACCCCCCTTTCTTATTGTAACGGTGAAATGCGTTTACATCAAGTTACGTACATCTATAATACGGAAATAATTATTATCACTTCCGCCTAATGCAGGTTGATATGGATTTTCCTTCATTCCATAACGTGTTTTAAAACCAATTTTCGGTTGGAATGTATTCTCACCAGTTGCCTTAACCATTGCCAACGGAACATACGGACAATAGAACAGACCAGCATCGTAAGGTGAACTTCCCTTATAACCGACTGTAACATACTGCCTACCAGTACCACCTTCAGCAACAAAATAAGGATCAACATATACTTTATATCGACCATTAAGTGTTCCCACAAAAGTGTTTCCAGTAATTCCATCTGCTGAAAGTCCACCAGTTCCGATTCCACCTTTATCAATACCAGTATCCAATTGACCTGTCATTGAAAGAGCAGCCACTACATCGGCACTTGCGATAATCCAGTTTCCACGTCCTCGACGAGTATTAACAGCAATAGCATTTGCTTCTCGTTCTAGTTGGAAATGCAAACCTTTAAACTTCTCAACAGACCATCGACCATTACTATCGACTGCCAAGTCATATCGACCCGGAGTTGCGACATTATCAGCTGCACCAGCCGTTGCCGAAAGGTTAATGGTACGAATGACTTCACGATTAATCTCAGCAAGAATTTCCGTTGACAAAATATTTGCCAATTCGGTTTCAGCATCAAGACCATGAATTGCTTTGAGATCGTGTGCCAATTCCGTTGTGAATTCTGCTTTCAAGGCACGAGCCTTTGCCAAAACAGTCGTACTCTCGATTGAGAAAGACATTTCACGGAAATTAGTAGCAGAAGTTGCACCAGCTGATTCCATAACGGGAGGATCAGCGGCATCACCTGTACCAGTTGAGTAGTCAGTCTGGAACGGATCAGCAACAGGGGCCACGGCTTGGTCATCTGCACCACTATGAGCTCCACTAGCTGGATTATCAGCATCTGCTACCGTCGAGAATCGTGAATCAGGTTCGTCGTGCAATGCTTCTGGAGTAGTTTCTAAACTATGATCTCCAGGATTAACATAGTTGCTTTTCATGAAGAAAATCAACCCTGATGGCCCTGTCATAGTCTGTACACCACAAACATCAAATGCGATTAATTGAGGTGCGGCTCTTCGAACCAGACTAATTAGAATCGGATCATAACCTTTCCTATTATCTGGCCCAGTATTAGTAAAACCAACTGCACCAATACTAGTTGTACCAGTATTGGTAGATTGATCTGCTTCTTGCAAACTAAACAGTGATCCACCTTGATCGTGTTCAGACATTGTTGCTTTTTCTTGATTTTCAAGAAGTTGTGCGATCACCGTTCTTCGATAGTTATCCTTAATAGGTTCCATCGAACTGTGATCAAGAACCGGCGTCCACTTTTCTTGAAGTGCTACATTTGTACTTATCATATCAGTATTCTCCTTTGTTATTATATTATATTTATAATTCCTGAGTTTTGACGGTTCTTGACAATGCAGAAGTATACATATCCATCACACCACTAGTTTGCTCAAATGATTCTTCTGTATCTTCTTCCACCACTTTTTGGACTTTCCCATTTGTCGTTGGGAAATATTGTTCTTTAATTACCTGAAGTTTAGATGAAAATTCTTCTTCATCTCCGTCATATTCAACAGACTGTGACAATTCTTTAAGTTTCTCAAGATCCGTATCAGTCAAACCAGCAGATAATGATTGGATTGTTGCATTCTTTCGGTGTTCTGTAATTTCCTGTTTCAACGCAACATTAGCAGTTATTTCATCATCTAATTTGGATTCAAGTTCACCCAAACGATCAGATAAATCATTAACCACATCAACTTTAGCATCTGGAACATCGATATAATGAGAATCAAAAACCTTTTTCATTTCTACAATGAAACTCTCGTTTATCTCTGTCCTAGCACCAGAATCAACTTCCATCTGGTTCTGATCAAGCCAATTACTAGCAACGTAATCCAGATACGAATCAATCTTAGTGATCATTTCATCTGAAGTTTCATCTAATGCTTCTGTTAGTTGATCTTCATAAGTTTCTTTCAGATGGTCAACATGAACATTAACCTGACGAGAAACAGCAGCCTCAAAGATTGTAGATGCTTTGGTTTTGAAATCTTCAGAAAGTTCTGTGTCACCAACCAATGCAGTTACATCTTCAGTAGCATCATAACTAGAAAGTTGCACTTCCTGACCATCAGAATCAATATAAGGATCAAAATGCGCCCGTTTTATTGTATATTTAGGTTTCTTACCCAATTTAGCACGTTTCTTTGCTTTCTTGGCCAATTTTTTCTTGTTCTTCTTATAGTATTTAGCTGCAGCTTTAGCTGCCTTTTTCGCACCACCAGCACCAAGACGTTTAATCATGGAAATAACTTTCTTAATTTTTGCTTCATCAAGAAATTCTTCATCGTCCAACATAGTATCAATTTGCTCATCAGTAAGTTCTTCATCTTGTTCTGCCATATACTCAGCATAGACATCACCAATGGCATCCAAAATTTCAACATCAAGATCTTCACCTAGATCTTCGGCATCGACATCTGCCCATTCAGTAGGATCAAAAGATTGTGTTTTTGCCAAAGATCTTGCCCTCCGTTTTGCAGCCAATCTAGTTGCAGCGGTTTGAACAACCTTAATTGCACCAGAAGCAACTTTCTTAGCACGTCTAGCAGCCTTCTTCAAAGAAAGTTTTCCAGCAGCTGATCTTAACCACTTAGTCCTTTTCTTCTTATCTTTTGTGGCATCCGCTTTGGTTTTGGGTTTCCAACTACCTAATGCTTCTATCATCTCATAGACAATTTCCCAATCTTCTTCCTCAGATTCTTCATCCAGATCTATAATAAGATCAATATGTTCCTCATCCAGAAGTTCAAGAGAATCATCAAGAATAGAAGTAAATTCAGCAACTTCTTCTTCTGTAAGATCTTCAATATCTCTATCGGATTCGATGAGAACATCTTCTTCAGAGTCTAAAAGATCTTCAAAATCTTTCTCTAATGCTTCCATATTTTTTCTCCTTGTAGTTACTCTTTCAAGTTACAGACTATTTTACTTATATTTATAATAAGTTATATTTTAGAAAATAATTCGTTAAGTGCTGATAATATTCTTTCTTCACTATCTTTACTGTTATAGTATTTATCAATCTTAGATTTTGCATCAGCAACATTGGATTCCTTCAAACCACCATTATTCCAAATCCATTCACGACCTTCCATAATTCCTTGAACAAATGCATTTGGTGCAGATGGATCAGCAACTATATCAGCGGCAGTTGCAAGATAATAATCATCTTTGACTAATTTGGTTCCATCTGGTTTTTCATCCAATGAACCCATACCCCTAGAAGAAACACCCAATTGAGCTCCTTCATTCAACAATCCTTCCACAATTTTACCAGAAGGGGTTTCTCGCATAACCTTTGCACGTCCTATCCAAGAATCACCACTTCTACGCAATTGTGTAACCAGATGAGAAACACGTTCAAGATTTATTGTCGGGCCTTCAGGATGACCTAATTCACCGAAAGCTCGATTTTCCTTGATGTACTTTTTCTTATACCGACCGACTTCCCTCTCTAGAATTTCTCTAGGATAGATTCGGTTATTTCTATTCTTAGTTTCGGATTGTAAGAAGATACCCTCTAGGAATAAACTTTTTTTCCCATCACCATCTTCTTCAGAAACAACTTCCAAATCCTCAACAATTTCAGTTATTAGTTTCATACGTTTACCCCTTAATTAGATTGATCACTTCTACCTGCGTAACCAGTTAGTTTTCTGAGATCTAAAATAACAGTAGTTTCACCTGAACCTGTAGTTGTCACGGCTATGTCACCATTTTCTTCATCGGCATCACCATACGCTGCATCGTAATGAGTTGGTTTTATTGCCAAATCGTGATACCAATGTCCACTTCCAACTAATTTCATGACAGAAAAATTAGTAGTCTCAGCTGCGTATTCTATAGAAATTCCAGTAACAGTAGAAGATGAATTCCACCGAATTCTCTCAATCTGTAATTGCTGATTGAGTGATGAATCTGCATCACTCAATGCACTTGCATCTAAAGTTTCTGTTGCAGCTCCAGTAATTGTAAATAGAACCTGAACCCTACCATTTGTTTTTGATCCATCAAACAACGTTTTTTGAGCCATATATCTACCCTATTTTATTTTGAGCAAAATCAACTAATTCTAAAAAGGATTTTTTGCTCTTATAGACCTTTTCTTCGAATTTTTTCTTATTAGACCCATCCAAACTTTCATAAACTATCAACAACAATGATGCTGTCTGTACATCAACTTCTACTGAACTTCCATCTTCAAATTCATATGTCTGATCTTTTTTGGTTTCAACAATATCTTTTAAGAGATCTATATCTTCTTCAACAATCTCACTATCATCATCAGTTA